CCCACATCTGGCGATACAACCTTCGTTTGTATCCATATATTATATAAGGAGTAAAACTATGTCAAACAATATGTTAAGACAAGAAGCTACAATCCGCCGGTTAGAAATTTTCGGTTTAGCTAAATCGGATTCTGTCCGGTTAACTAAACACATTAATGATCTCATTTTGTGTAATGGTCCTGAATGGACTGTTACTCGTTTGAAAGCAATCAAGGTTGGATATATTCAACATATTGCTGGCAAAACACCAAAATTTGAATGGATTAAAACAAAACTAGGCTTGCCTGGTGGCGCCCTAAGACCTATATTTGGTCTGAAGAATCCACAAAAGATACTTTCGTGTCTTATGGTTTACTCTAGTCTTGTCTCTAGTAAAATCACGCCTAAACAATGGAAGAAATTTAAATCTTCAGTTGTGAAAGAGAGAAAATCTGATTTTCTCATCTTTAAGAGCTTCTTATTTGAAAGCCTTAGAGAGCGTGTTGTGATAAATGATTTGTCACTACCAAAGCTAGATAGTGATAGATCTATACATATGTATTTATCTAAAAGAAGACAACCCAACTACCGGACAACTGATTATAAGACAGTTGATGGTACTGCGTTGAACACTTTCAATTCATTTGGTCACGGAAAAGCAAGGAAGTTTATTTCCACGAACCTTTCAGGTTTACCTGAGTGGTTCATCAAAGAAATGTCTTCTAGGTGGAGTACTATACAACAAGTACAGTACTCACTAGATCGATATGACTTTGTGGGTCGAATAAGTTTTATTCAGGAACCCGGTTTTAAACTTAGGGCTATTGCTAACCCTTTACCTTGTTTCCAAGTATTACTAGAACCCCTCAAGAAATCACTGTTAGACCTTCTAAAGAAGGTGCCTAACGATTTCACACATGACCAAGACTCTGGTTGTAAGTATATACAAAACTTACTATCGGATACGACTATGAGTAGCATTGATTTATCAGATGCTACTAATAACCTTCCTCTCAAAGACCAGATTATGATGCTTGAGGCTATTTATGGCCATTCACATCCTTTGATCCGTCTCTTTGAGGATATATCTACATCTAAATGGATTGTAGATAGTCCCGAGGGTGATCAGTTCCTTAGATGGAATACTGGTCAACCACTAGGTCTTGGTCCTTCCTTTGCATCTTTTGCTTTATACCATCACTTCATTGTGAGGTTTGCATTAGTGCTGGGAGGCGAGGTTGAAGCTATAAACGATCTGGTAAAATCTTTATGTGGTTTAGAACCATCTAAGAAATACCCTTATGCTATTGTTGGAGATGATATTTCCATATCATCTCAGTATCAAGAACACTACTTATCTGTTATGAAATCACTTGAATGTGATATCTCTATGGATAAATGTATTTTTGAATCGACAACAGCTGAGTTCTGTAGTAGAATTATTACAGTTTCTCACGTTTATAGACAGTACAAATGGACTGAAGTGAATGACAAGAGTTTTATTGACTTTTGTAAACACCATGGTCCACGTGCTACTGCCCTTCTCAAGCCGAAC